AAACTGCACGTCCTTGAGTAGCCGGTCTTTGAGTACCCCGGCAACAACGATTTTTTTGCTCGCCAGGTAGCGCAGTGCGTCCTTGGGCGTGAACACGGCCATCTGCTCCCGGTCGCCCTCGTAGCCCATGCCGAACGCCCGGCGCATGGCCTCGTGAATGATCGACTGTGCTTCGTCCATGCCCCGCAGCTTCAGCGTCTCGATGCGCTCGGGAGTCAGGTTGCCCTTGCGGACAAACCGGACCACCGAATCCCGGGCCGCGCCCATCGTATCGGCAAGCTCCTTGACTGCCGCTTGCTCGATTTCTTGTAGCCCCCGGTCGATGACCGCAAAGTCTACCTTGCGCTCCAGTCCGTTGGGCTTGCGGGCCAGCCCAAACGATGCCTTGACCGGCTCGGCCGGCGGCTGCGGTTCCGCGCCCTCCTGCTTCTCGGGGAACTCCAAGATCGCCCTGACGTGTTCCTCGTCCTGCGGCGACTGGCTGACCGCACCGGCCTTGACCAGCTCCAGCCAGACCTTCAGCAGCTCAGTCTGTTTTTCGTCCGAGTAGGGCAGGAACCTGAAGTAGGGGTAAACGTCGGTGTTGAAGTTCAGGTCCACCAGCCGCTTGATGATCTGGTCGTTGACTACCATGTCCGCAATCTTCTGCCGTAGGTGGTTCAGCACCAGCATGAACGAGTCGAAGTGCACCTTGGCCCGGGCGTAGCTTCCGACACTCTGGCTATCACCACCCATGCCGAGCAGGCCAGGCATCAACAGTGCCCGGGCAATGTCCTGGTTGAACATCTCGATGGAGCTGCTGAAGATCGCGTGCGTGTCGGCAATCGTGTTCGGCTCGTGGAAGTCCAGCGCGTCCCTGTCCGGTCGGGGGATGGTGCCCACGGTGCTGGTCTGAAGGTTTTGCATGATGTCCTTGAGAGCGCCCAGCACGGCCCCCGTGTAGCGATTGGGGTCATACAGCGCAAAGATGGCCGGAATACCCCGACGCTCCAGCGCCATGGCCAGCCATTTGTATGTGTTGTCCTTGATGAGCCAGGGCCGATATGCGGCCTCCAGGTCGGCCGTGCCGTACCAGTTGCCGAACTCGAACTGATGCACGTAGATGACGAACTTTTCGAGCGGCAGCGTCTTGGTCTCGCTGTAGCTCCCGGGGTCGAACTGGCGAAGCTCGTACAGCCGGCCTGTGTCCGACGACCGCAGTTCAAACCAGTGGGGCTTGCATGTCTTGACCCGCTCAAGCACCAGGCGGGGACCGTCCATGGTGTACACAAGCTCGCTGACGCTATAGCCGTAGTCCATGGCCGACATGATGGCAAACAGGGTGTCGTACAAGGTGCCGTCCAGGTGGTCCAGCACGTCCTCGACAAACAGCCTGATGTCCCAGTTGTCGGGCTTGCCCTCGGGGGAGACAATCTCCCAGCCGGTAGACAGCGCCGCGTGCTTCTTGAACGCCATGGCGGCCTTGATCTGGTCGTCGCGGCGCATCTTGTCGAACACCTCAAGGCCCTTGCGAGTGACCAGCACTGACGGGTTGTATTGCATGATCCCGTCGTAGAAAAGCCGCTTCGGATCGGTGATCGCTACTTCCTGCAAGAGAAAAGCCGGCCGCTTTGGTTGCGCCGGCTGCTGCTTCTTTTGGCTTCGCTTGAATATCGCCATCGTCACCAGTCCAGTGTGGCAGAAACACCCTTTTCAAGGAAGGTACCCGAAAAGGCGTTGCCTGTCAAGGCCCCTCCGGCCCAAAGGTAAAGTAGCGCTTGAGCCATTGCGTCAACCTGGTCGTCATGCTCGCTACGGGGGAAATTGGTTACCTCGTGCAGAAATTCCTCCACCCAGGGGGCCGCGGCCGGCAGGTACACGTTGCCGGCCTCTATCTGCGGGCTGGCCGCCTGGGCTCGCTCGACCTTGTCGCCCTTGGGGTTGTAGGGCACCAGGATGGGAATCCGGCTGCGCAGCATGTCGATAACCGCTGGCCCATTGGCCTTGTCCTCGACCAGCACACACTGCGTCCGGGGCCAGCGCTTGACCGCGTCCAGCACGGCCTGCGTGGTCTCGACAAACCCCATCCGGCGACGTACCCGGTCGAGCAGGTATCGCTTCGGCCCATCGGCGCCCCATACCTGACCGCAGACGTAGCTTGTGCCCTCCTGTTTGAATGTCATGTCCCAGCTCTGGACAATCCTGGGCACCATGTCGATGTCCAGCCGGTCGTAGTACTTGAACCAGTCGCGCTTGATAATGCCACCGCCGAGCGGCGACGGGCGCTGCTCGTACTGGCCGCTGAAACCCCATCTGCCCATACTGCGCCGCTTGGCCTCCAGGTCATCGACATCCTCCCGCTCTGGCCACATCGGTTGCCCGGCCACCCGCTTGACCACGCGGCCGGAGACCGGAAAACGGTACTCCGTATCCTCGGAGGCAGGGGACGGCACAACAACATGCTCCCACTCGCCCCGCTGTAGCAAGTGCCCGGTGGTGTCGTCGGTGTGCAGCCGCTGCATAATCAGCACGATGGCCCCGGTCTTGGGATTGTTGAGCCGCGTGGTCAATGTGAGGTCAATCCAACGGTTGGCGCTCTCCCGCTCGGCGTTGCTCAGCGCCCGCTTGGGGTCCATAGGATCGTCGATGACGATGATGTCGCCGCCCTTACCGGTGAGCGTGCCGCCCACACTGGTTGCCGTCATCACGCCCCGGGCCGTGTTGTGAACCTCGGCTTTTGTTGTGCCCGCCAGTTTCACGCCCCGCCAGATGCGCTGATACCACTCGCTTTCGATGATGGTTCGCCGGTCCACGCTGTGCTTGGTGCTCAGCCCGTCGGAGTAGCTACAGAACACCATCCGCAGGCTTGGCTGACGTAGCCACAACCAGCATGGCCACATCACGCTCACCAGGATGGATTTCATCTGCCGGGGTGGTACGTTGATAATCAGCCGTCTTGTCTGCTCGGGCACCTGGGCCAGGTGTTCACACAGCAGTTCGATATGCCAGTTGTGCCGATACTCGGTGGCCGGCTCGATGATGTGCCAGGCGTGCTTGATGAAGTCTGACAGGTTGCGTCGGCACAACTCGCCGACGACGTCAGCCCTCCGGGGTATCTTCGTCACCGCTATCAAGGGCCGTGGTCTCCTTGCGGCTCTGTTCTTCCAGCTTGGCCAGAATGGTCTCCAGCACGCGCAGGTCGTCGTCAGGCAGCTTTTGCAGGTCGATGGAGTAGCTGACGGTGCGGGCGTCCACCTTGATGGGCCGGTCCAGGCCAAGCAGTTCGGCGCGGCGCTTGGCCACGCGGAGCGCTACGTCTATCTTCGATGTGTCCTGCTCCTCGAAGATTTTTTTGTGCAGCAGCAACAGGTATCGGTCCAGTCGTGCCAGTTCCATTTTCAGCACATCTTCTGCCGGCTCGGCTATCACCTCGTGCAGGGCGCTTTTGACCGCCGCCCATGCCCCGGACGCCGAAGCGTATCCGATTTTTTCCGCAATACGCTGGTAGCTATAACCGGCCAGGCGCAGGTTCAGCACCTCTACAGCCTTTAGCTTGTTCTCAAGATGCTTCGCGCCGTACCTGTTCGGTCGGCCGATTTTTTTACCCTTCTTGCGCGGCATCTGCAATCATCCCGGCCAGCACTCGGCCGTCAATGTACCGGTCATCAGGATCAAATCCGTTGTCGGCCAGAAACGCCGTTGCCTCTGCCTTGGTCGGGAACACGGCGACCACGACAAACTCGGCGGTGGATTTTTCCTGCCAGTTCTTTCGTGTCTCCTTGCGGAGCTGTTTTATCTTGTCCAGTCGTTCGGCCGTCTGCTCCACCTCGGGGGGCTCGGTGTTGAATGGATTATCATTGTCGCCGATTTCAAACATCTCCTTGACGGTGATGTTGTCGAAGCCCAGACCATCGGCCCCGATGTCGGCAACCAGATCTTCTAGTCCGTCGATGTCAAACTCACCCATGGCCTCCGGGTTGTTTAGAAACACGTTCAGCCGCTTTTCTTCCCGTTCGTCTACATCGATGGCCGCCACCTGGAGTTTGTAGTCGCTCCCGCCCTCCAGCTCGTCGAGAATGCCCAGTCGCTGGTGCCCGGACACCAGGCGGCCGGTGCGCTTGTTCCAGACCAGCGTTTCCACCAGGCCGACGTCAGCGATTTTTTCCTTGAGTCGCCTTCTTGCGCTGGTGGTGATTGTCCGAGGGTTGTACGGAGCCTCTTTGATTCTTGCGCGATTTATCTCCACGACCTCGAACGCCTGGTGCTTCGACCGGCCGCCGTGCGGCCGCTTCAACGAGCGGGAAGAACCGCCGGATTTTTTCGTAGTCTTCCGGGAACTCATCGCGTATCACCTCCACCTGGTCCTTGCGCAGCGAGCTAAACGACCGGCCGATGTATCGCGTCTCCGGTGACAGCTTGATTCGGCGCAGCTTGATGTAGCTAAGCACTCGGTGCTTGCTCCAGGATAGAATCGGGTATATCAATCCGTGCTCATCGTCGACACCGTGGGGCAGTAGCGTCTTGAGATATGCCAAGCGGACAATGGACTCTTTTGTCCGGTGCCCGTAGGCAATCCACTGTGCACCCGTCTCGTGCTTGACAAACAACTCGGTGTCACGCACGGACAGCACCGGCACATCGCGCGTCTGCCGAGTGTGAAACCGGAAGGACGCCCGGCGCAGCATGTGTCCCAGCTCCCAGCTTGGCAACACAAGCACATCGACGCCGTAGCGTTTCCTGACATACTCAATGTAGGCTTTTTGAAACGACAGCTCTGGCACCAGATACATGAAGAACGCGATCACGTCATCGCGGTATCTGCACACCATGTCCAGCGCAGCGGCGCTGTCCTTGCCGCCGCTGATACCGACAGCGATCCTGCCTTCTACTCGCTGCCAGCTCCGGCGCCCCGCCCCTTGCGGCGCCCCGGCTTGATGTCCTTCCGGGTCTTTCTTGCTCTTCGCGAGCTCGTGATCGTCGGCCGCTTCGCACGTCGCCCCTTGCGGCGTACTCTGTCCGTAGCACTCGGCCCCCTGGGATTGTACTTTTTCTTTCGCGGCATCCAAGCAACCTCCTTTCAACGCCACTATGGTAATTCAGGGACACGCGGGTTGTCAAGGCTGGCTGGCCACCCGCTCGATGGTCTATACCTCCACTGTCCCCCTTCGGTGACTCTTCCAGTCGAACACGAGCAACCGCCCACCGTCCTCGCGCAGCCGGTCGATTACCCGCTCGCCCAGATAGATTTTCAGTTCCGCCAGCGAGCAGTTGCCGATTATAATCGTGGGCTTCCGCTTCTCGTACCTGGCGTTCAGAAGCTCGAAGATGATTATCTGTTCACTGTCCGTGCCGTACTGGACACCCACCTCGTCCAGCACCAGCAGGTCATAGTCGGAGTAGAAGCCGATAATCGCATCCTCGGCGGACACGTTGCCTTTTTCCCGGGGAATTCCGGTCTCCGGGCCACTGGCGGGCAGGCGTGTTTTCCCGTCCTTCCAGGCGCTTCTGACGTGCCTGATGAGCCGGGATACCGTCATGTAGATGCCCGACCGGCAATGCCTGTTCACCACCTCGAGCAGCATGGCAATCGCCAGATGCGTCTTGCCCGTACCCGGCTTGCCCAGAAAAACCGCGCTCCTTCCGGTCTGCACGACCTGCTCGAAGTCGTCCACGTACTGGCGGCAGAAGTCCTTGGTTTCCTGTTGTTTCCCGCTCGTGGCCTTGAATTCATCGATCTTCCGGTCGAGAAACCGGGGCGGGATGTTCGAGTGCTCCATGATGCACTCGACTTTGCGCTTGCGCTCGTACTCTCGCTGGCGCTTTTCGGCGGCCTGGCGGTTCTTTTCCGCCAGCTCTTCGCACTTGGGACACCGGCTCCA